GCCCGCTGGGGCACACCTTCCAACTTTCTCGACATGTCACTTAAAGCACGTACACCAATCTACTTGGATACGGTGATGCGTTTGAGCGAACGGGTTATCTGGAAATCATCTCTCCAGAAGCCGGATGATCATTCCTTTATTGATGTGGAAATACCATATCGTAGAGAATCCATCCTTTCGGACGATAGTCCGATTCGTCGTAAGAACAAACCAATCAAGGCTGTTTTCCACACTAAGTGGCAGACGACTTTGCACCCGTACCCAAAGTACACTCTCCTGAAGACTAGCACGACGATCAAAGATCAGTACAAAATCTGGTTTAACCCAGGTGAAATACCTTTCCTAAATCTTCCTGCTCCTAAACAGCCGGACGTTGATAAGATGGCCAAAGTTGCCATCTCCAAGTTTCTGTCGGATTTCTCCGCATTAACCTTTATCTTCGAACCCATAAACTTCAAGAAAATCAAGCCTAAGAACCTTTCCAAGTTCAAAGGTAAGAAATTTGCGATCAGTTACGATAAGCCCTGGACGGACTTGTCGTCGGGTAGCTCGGCTATTCTGTCTACTACTCTCGGTGCGGTTCCGTTTGTTTCCGATCTGAAAGCTATCGACCAGCGTTTAAATGGCTGGAAGAAGCAATTGGACCGTCTGCACGCGGCACTAACTCGAGGTATTCGACAAGTCTTCACGGATCCATCTTCGTTCTCACATACCTACAGCCCTTCCCCTGGTATCCAGGTAAAGGTTGTTGGTACTGTGAAGACGGTGTGGGGTATACGTTTCAAAGGCCAAATCTCCAACGACTTGCGAGGACCAATTACGCGATTTAACGCTAAACTTGATCTCGCAACGGCGTGGGAGTTCATCCCATTCTCCTTTGTCATTGATTGGCTTGTACCTATCGGTACGGCCCTTGACAGAGGGACAGGTCTTGACGGGATCCGGCTTGTTCAAAGCTGGTATTCTCGCAAGATCAAGTACACCGCGCAGGTAACTGCCGATGTGCTTGTTCCGGACATCAATCCGGAATCTGTCTATCCTGGGGGTTACACGTTTACTCCGGGTAAATTACCGGAGCCGACTGTAATCCAAACTGTCAAAGGAACCCTTTATTATCGGGAACCAATGAAGTTCGATGATTTCGACGACATCGTAGTAGATGAGACGCTCAGGATATTTAAATTCCCGTCGCTCAATCGCTACATGACCGTCCTAGGCCTTGCTTTAGCTGCCAAGGGAAAATAGCTTACGCATCTTTTCCACCCCAACATAGTCAGGGTCAACTCATGGCATTCAGTGATCCCTTGGTGGTAGACGCCGTCGACGTGAATTATGTTCGCCTAGACGACGGTCTATACACCGCGGTTAACTCCACACCCACAGACTACAAGCGTTTCTCAATTAAGAGTACCTTGAAAGCTGCTGGTTTGTCCGATTTCGTCGTTAAACTCGACGGTATGCAGTCCGTTGAGGAAGGACCCGACGCGCCCTTGACTGCCTACCTAGTCGTCCGTGGAAACATGGACGTCTGGGGGGCTCAAGATGTGCGTTGGTATTGTTCCAACCTCAATGCCTTCATACAAAACACGGATCATGTGGAGCGTATCTTACGCGGCGAACGGTAGTGGTCTCGAGCAACTACAGGGAATACCTGTTGAAGTTCGTGATCCCATTACTTATCGTCGCGTACCCGGACTGGTATTACAAGCTGTCTTCACAGATTTGCTTGCCCATTCCGGTCACTGAAGGTGCATCTATCAATCAACTGAAAACTGATTCATAGAGGAACCAAGCATGCGAATTGCATGTAGCAGTGAAAATCCTCCCTTGAACCTCTTCCACTTTACGGTGGGACGGCAAATTGCTATTTTACGCAACCGCTGTCACAGCGAGCTCCAAAAGCTTCGAACGAAGCACCTGGGCCGCTATAAGGAGTTCATGGTTGGATCAATCAGCCACTTGATGGCTGATCTGTCATTGTCGAGAAGCGATCAAGAATACGTTTTTGCGCGCTTCTCCTCTGAGGGCTTTGGTTTTGTGACCAAGACCTTGCCTTTATTGGCTAAATCCCTTGAAAAAGGGATCTCAGAGAAAAAGTACCAGTGTCCTACTTCCTTTAAGAAGTCCGGACCTGGCTCTGCTCTCCCAGCTTTGCTAGGTTCGTGGTTTCGCGACGTATTCGATTGGAACGGGAACCTTTTACAGGACCCGTCGCCTTATTCTGTTTACGTTATCCGTCAGTTCTGTTACCATTGGTACAAACTTGACTTGATCTCCGATCCTGTATTGGATCAAAAGGTCATTAACGGATTCGTAGAAACTGAGCGGGAATTGAAGGATCTTAACATTGTAGAGGATTCTTCGATTCGTTTAGCGCGCGACATGATAGGCTCGGTGTTTTCCCAGTTTAACCTGGAGGACATTTCGCCGAAACATGGTCCTGGAGTCGCCAACGGAGTGCGTGACCAGTACGAGAAGTATGAGAAGCAATTGAGCTCTCTACCCTCCGTATGGATGGCGCCGCTCCTCCATTTTTTCAATGGTAACGACTTTTGGAATCGCTATGACCGTCTTCCCCACAGATCGATTTTCGATTTTCGCCCGATGTCCTCCCCAAAGGAGAACAGTGCAAAGGTCATTCTTGTCCCAAAAGACAGTCGTGGCCCTCGCATTATATCGTGCGAACCTGTGGAGAACCAGTATATCCAACAGGGTATATTGGACTACATGGTCAAGACCCTTGAACGTCACCCTATTACCTCTGGTCAGATTAATTTCACTGATCAGACGGTGAATCGTGATTTGGCGAAGGAAGCTTCAATGACCCAGCGCTTTTCAACGCTGGACCTCAAAGAGGCTTCAGACCGAGTTTCTTGTAAGCTCGTCAACGCCCTGTTCTCTGGTGCGCTGCGTGATGCTCTTATGACATCGCGCTCCCAGTTTACTGTCTTGCCTGATGGCCGGCAGATCGAACTGGAGAAATTCGCCCCTATGGGCTCCGCCACCTGCTTCCCTGTATTGGCAACCTCGATTTATTTTGTGGTTGTTGCACACCTCGTGCAAGTTGCTGGTGTAGACTTCGCTACTGCCAAGAGCAGTGTCTTTGTTTACGGCGACGATATAATCGTTGACACTAATCATGTCGAAGAATGCTATCGCGCCCTAAGCAAAGTTGGTCTCATGGTCAACAAGGATAAGAGTTTTGTCAACTCCCTCTTTGCTGAGTCATGCGGTTTTGATGCGTTTTGCGGCAACGATGTAACCCCAATTAGAATAAAAAAGGGAATCGTTGACACGCTTCGTATCAAGAAAGAGGACCCTTCTCGTGTCGTGGCTTTGGTCCGCTTTGCCAATAATTTAAGCAGAGCCGGATTACTTGCCTACGCGCAGTGGTGTTATACCCTTGCCGAGAAGTTCCTGGGACCCTTACCGTACGGACCTTCCGACGCTTCGTACCTATGTCGTATTGACGACAGCGGCTATGCGGCTGAAAGAACGTACCTAGAAGGTAAGGTGGTCTTCAAACGGCGTCGAAACCGTAAGAAGTACCCCCTGGGAGGTCTCTTCGCTGTGAAACGTTATCTCGCAGTGAAGACGGACAACTCAGACCATGTGAGCCCTTACGGTCACATGAACCGAGTGTGGCCAAAGAGCCCGATGTCAAACTTAGATCACATCGATCCGAGAATGATACCGGACTACGGGATTTTCTCCCGGCCACGTGACAGCGTCCTTCTGGACGCCTTGGTCGGTACTGATTTACTCCTTTACTAGAAATAGTGAGGGGGTCGATTAGACCTTCCAATGGAATTAGGAGCAGC